TCACCATCAAATACGTTGTTGACTAACTAACCCGGCGGGGGCGGCTTGCTGCCCCTGCCTCTCCATACCCCCCTTAAAATTTGGTGACCAGATGACCTCAAATGTGGACATCGCCAACGGCGCGTTAACCGTGCTGGGGGCCTCAAACGTATCTAGTTTTGACGAGAACAGCAAAGCTGCGCGCATCGTTAACCAAAGATATGACAGCATCCGCGACAGCGTGTTTCGCGCGCATCCTTGGAACTGCCTCATCAGGCGTCAGGATCTCGCGCAATCATCTACAAACCCCACGTTTGGGTATGCTCACCAGTATCCCCTGCCGACAGACCCGTACTGCCTGCGCGTGCTAGAGTTCAGCAACGGCAGCATGTCCTACCCCCAAGACAACATGAAGAACAACAGCGGTGGCCCTGCGTTTGTCATCGAAGGCCGCAACATCGTCACCGACGAAGGCACCGCAAAGATTAAGTATGTGGCGCGCATCACAGATCCTAATGAGTATGACAGCGGTTTGATCGAAGCATTATCTATGCGTCTCGCTGCTGAAATGGCTTACGCAATAACCGGGTCAACTAGCATGGTGCAGATCACCACATCAGCATACGATCAGTCGCTGAAAGAAGCGCGTTTTGTTGACAGCACAGAAGGCGCAACCCGGCGCATAGAAGCGTCTGACTTCATAGAGGCGCGTTATTAATGGCGCGATCAGCCCCATCATTTAGCAGCTTTGCAGCGGGTGAAATATCGCCACTGCTGGAAGGCCGCACAGGCATTGAGAAATACCGCGAAGGCTTGGCAGATCTCACCAATATGGTGGTCATGCCGCAGGGCGGTGTGAAGCGTAGACCCGGCACAGAGTTCTTAGGCGAGGTCAAATCGTCTAGCGTTAAAACTCGCCTGATCCCGTTCCAATTCAAAACGTCTGACACATATATATTAGAGTTTGGCGACAGCATCATGCGGGTCTACCGCAACGGCGCGCAAGTTCTCAACGCCACTGCCAAGACAATCACCGCGATCACCAAAGCCAACCCCGGCGTGTTGACCAGCAACAGCCACGGGTTCAGCAACGGCGACGAGGTCTACATTGCCAGCGTTGGCGGCATGACAGAGTTAAACGGCAGGAACTACCGTGTGGCCAATAGCACCACCAACACGTTCACCCTGACTGATTTGTACGGCACTGCAATCAACACCACCAGTTTCACCACCTTCACATCTGGCGGCACTGCCACCGAGATCTTTGAACTAGCCAGCCCATATCCAGAGGCTGTGCTGTTTGACGTGCGCTTTGTTCAATCTGCTGACACGATGTATTTTGTGCATCCGTCTTATGCGATCCGCACCCTAGTTAGATCTGATCACAACAACTGGACGTTTGCCACGCCATCGATCAGCGGATCACCATCGCCAAACCTAAATAATGCATCAGACAACTACCCGTCTGTCGTGACGTTCTTTGAGCAGAGGCTGGTGTTTGGCAATACGAACAACAACCCGCAGACGCTGTGGTTTAGCAAGAATGCTGACTATACCAATTTTACCACCGGGACAGGCGATAATGACGCCCTGATCTACACCATTGCCAGCAATCAGGTAAACGCAATCCGCTATCTATCACCAACGCGGGTGTTGACCGTTGGCACCACTGCTGGCGAATATGTTGTCACGGCCACATCTGACGGCCCAGTTACGCCGACTACCACGTTAATCAGAAAATACAGCAACTATGGATCTGCCGCTGTTGAGCCTGTCCAAGTTGCTGACGTGACTTTGTTTGCGCAGCGCGGTGGTCGTAAGGTGCGAGAGTTCAAGTTCGCCGGGGATGTAAACACCAGCGGATACCAAGCACCCGATATGACGATCTTGGCTGAACATCTCACAGATGGCGGCATCACGCAGTTTGCTTATCAGCAAGAGCCAGAAAGCATCATCTGGGCGCTGCGCAGTGACGGTACTTTGTTGGGCATGACGTATCGCCGTGAAGAGGATGTCGTGGGCTGGCATAAGCATGTGATCGGCGGCGTGTTTGGCACAGGCCAAGCGGTTGTTGAAAGCATCGCGCCATTGCCCACCGACACTGGCAACGATGACCTTTACATGATCGTCAAGCGCACGATTAACTCACAAACCAAGCGCTACGTCGAGGTGCTGAAGGTGTTTGATTTCGGCAGCGTCACCACCAGCGCATTCTTTGTGGATGGTGGCTTGGCGTACTCAGGATCTGCCACCACCAGCTTGTCAGGGCTGTACCACCTAGAGGGCCAGACCGTCACCATACTAGCCAACGGTGCAACGCACCCAGACAAGGTAGTCAGCGGCGGTGGTGTCACGTTGGACTACTCAAGCACAACGGCAGCCGTTGGATTTGGATTTACATCCGAAATGCAGACAATGCGTATCGAAAGCGGATCTGAGGATGGCACCAGCCAAGGTAAGCCCAAGCGCATCCACGCTGTTACATTAAGATTGTTTGAGACTGTTGGCATAGAAGTTGGCAATTCTGCGGATGAGCTAGACCGCATCCCGTTCCGCGACAGCAGCATGGCGATGGATCAAGGCATTCCGTTGTTTACTGGCGATAAAGACGTAGAATTTCGCGGGGGTTATGACAACAACGACAGAATTTATGTGAGACAATCGCAAGCACTGCCGCTGACTGTGCTGGCGCTGTATCCTAGAATGAACACGTTTGACACATGATCTTGTACCATGTTGAACGGCTGGCTGACATCCACGAAGAGCTAAAGCCGCTGATTGAAAACCATTGGAAAGAGGTCGCGCTAAACCAAGGCACGATAAACTTAAATGTCAATTGGGACGCATTTTTCCAAATGGATGATGACGGCAGATTGCATTGTTCCACTGCGCGTGAAGGTGACAAGCTGGTGGGCTACTTTGTTAATATCATCGTGCCGCACCTACATTATGCGGATCATCTGTTTAGCCATAACGATGCCATTTATGTAGACCCGGCGTACCGTAAGGGCTTCACAGCATGGCGGCTGATTAAGTTTGCGGAAGAGCAGCTTACCATCGCTGGCGTATCGGTCATGATGATCAACACAAAAATGCACAAGCCATTTGATAAACTGCTTCAGCGGCTGAATTTTGTCGGCACTGAAACAATTTACAGCAAGCGGCTAGGAGTAGAATAATGGGCGCAACCGCAGCAATCATTGGCGCAGGGGCAAACATTGTCGGCGGCATCAGCGCGCGCAATTCTGCCAACGCGGCAGGCGCAGCAGCGCAGAGGGCAGCTAACTTTAACGCATCAATCATTGAACGTGACATTGGCTTGCTTGCCAGACAGCGCGGCATTATCAATCAAAACTTTGAGATTGATCAGGAACGCGCAGGCGAGGCGTTTGAGCGCGAAGTGCAGGGCGCGGCAAGGGCAGGTTTTGGCTATGCTGGCGTCGATATGTCCAGCGGCACACCAATGGCCGTACTGCAAGCAAATGCCAGAGAGTTCGATTACGCAATGAGCGTTGCTGAGTTCAACAACGAGATGACCAACTTGCAGATTAGCGATCAGCAGGAAGATGCGCGATTGCAGGCACAGCTTGCCAGAATGGGCGGCGCGGCATCCCGGTCAGCATACAGATCACAAGGCAAGGCCAGCCTTATATCAGGCTTTGGCAACGCAGCGTTAGGCATATCAGGTTCGGGGTATTTTGACTGATGAGAATACCAATCTACAGAGCGCAAGTTCAGCGCACCAATGAAGCACCTGGGCGGTCATTTTCGGCGCGTATGGATGCGCGGCCATTTGTTGAGGCTGCACTGCAAAAGGGTGCAGCAACCCGCGCACTGGCTGACGCTGTTGGCGCATATGCAGAACAACGCGGCAAGATGATTGCAGAGGCTGAGTATAACGAAACTGCATTGGCGCTGGACGAGGAAATCCGCACAGCGACATATGATCTGTCCCGGTCAAACGACATTGGCAACATTTTCAACGGCAATAAGCTGTGGGAAAAGCGGATGAAAAGCATTCAGTCTAACGTACTGGGCCGGGTGAAGAACAGCAACGTCAGGCGCAAGCTAGACTTTAGCTTTAACCAATCAGAGATCCAAAGCAGATTTAGACTGCAAGGCGTAGTTGATGATAAGATCATTAAGCGCGATCAAGCGGCAATTGCAGCAAGGCAGACAAACGCTGTTGCGGCATTGTCTCAGATCGGTGCAACCACTGCTGACTATGCGGCATTTTTTGGCACAGGCACCACACCCGGTAAAAACGGCGTTATGACTGCACCCGGCGTGGCAGGCGGCAGAGCCAATGCTGGCGCTGTTAGTAAAGCCAATCTGGCAATGCGCGTGGATGTGGCGTCAGGATATGTAGCCAATCGATATGGCGCTGACATCAATTCCAACCGACGATTGCGCAAGTTTGTCAGCCTGCAAGATGAAATCCAAACAGGCCAGATGACAATAGAGAAAGCAATGTCAGAGGCTGGCATGGTTGATCCCTACGCTGCTACTGTGTTGTCCCAAATCCCACGGGCTGAAGCGCTAAAGATTGTCCAAGGCAATATGAAGCTGGCGCAGGCTGCATGGAGGGCTGACGAGGAAATTAGCAAAGACATTCGTGATGGCGAAAAGCTCAACCTGACTGCCGCATATAAAATGCTATATACTGGCCGCAAGACATTAACGCAGGATGATTTGAAAAGCATTGGGTTGCCAGATAATTATCTACGACCATTGCTGCCATTATTCAAAGAAGGAAATGGCGGCTTGCTAGTAGTAGATAGCGCTGTGGCCAAAAAGAAAATCTATGAATGGCTGGATGTGCAAAACTTTCTGTCGCGTGACCAGCGTACTGCTTTGGATGAAGAACTAGCCAGCGGTACTGCCGACACGCTTTTCCCAAAAGAAAGCCGTGCCAGTATAAAGGTACAAATGAATTTGCTGGCGAACAAAGGAGAATTGACAGAAGAAATTTTAAGCGCAGAAAAACCAAACCTATCAAGCGGCGACTATATCACGCTGCAAAATATGATCTTCAGCGAAGCAGACGCAAACTTTCGTGGATACATGAAAACTGTCAGCGCGGTGTTTAACTGGACAGAAGAAACCGCAGGCAGTGACGATGACTTAGCGCAAGCTGCAAACGCTGCATATTTCTCTGTCTACAATGATCTGTCTGATTGGTTTAGCGAAAACAAGGGCGCGTCTATTTCGGATATTAAAACAGAAGGCGCAAAACTTGTAACAGGAATACGAGCAGAATTTGACGCTGCCAAAGAACAAAAATATTTAAACTTCTTAGCCAAAATAGAAAAATATGGAGGAAGTGGTTTAAAACTAAAGGCCACAAATCCAATCAAATCTATCGATGATTTCATCGCAGCGCGCCCAAGCATGGATCGTAATACAAAAGATGGATTGCTCCGCCGAAAACAAGCCTTGTTAAAAAGCTATGGAGCGTTTTTCAATGTTCAATAATACTGACGACGAGTTGCAGCGCTATGAAGAAGCTGAACTATATTCAGCCACCGCCACGCCAGATATGTTTAGTGACATCAAAAGCCAGTTTAACACTGTCACAGGCCAAACAGATTTGCTGGCACCGTTGCCATCTGGCGGCTTTGTCCGACTAGCCAGCCAAGCACCTGACATAATGGTGGAAGCGCCAACCATGCCGGGGATGGGCGCTGATGCACCGCTGCCTGTTGAGGGGCCAATAGCGCGCGCCGCAGAGCAAACCGCGTTGGAGACAGAGCCAGCCACAGTCAAGCGAAAGCCGATGCAATTTTCGGCAAGGGCAGGGCAATCAGCATCGCCGTCAGC